ATGAACAACAAAGAAATTGCAAAAGATGCAGTTGTGGAAAAAGGTGTCATGCCTAACCAGCCAGCCTCTGCAAATAACTACCTCAAAACAAAAGCTGCACTTGTAGACTTTAAGAATATCGTTCTTAAAAACCACCGTGGTTCTAATGAACAAATCATGCGTGAATGGAACGAAAACCTTAAATCTAAAGGTGTAACCGGTGATGCTATCATGCCATCCCAGATTGAAAATATCTTCTTCAAGGCTTGGGTCGATAATCCTGGTATTTTGGCAACTTTCCGTACAGTAGGAGTTAAAAGTGCTGCCGTTTACGCAATTGGTACTAGTGATACCGCTAATGGACACAAAAAAGGTGATGCAAAAGCTGACCAGTCTCTGACCAACGTTCGTCGTGATCTTAAAGGTCTTGGTATCTACAAAAAGCTTCCAATTGACTTGCAAGACCTCTACGATGATGAAACTGGTGAATTGCTTGCCTTCCGTGTTGAAGAATTAGCTGCACGTGTCGCTAACGCTATTGCAGTCGGTGCTTTAATCGGTCAAGGAACTGGTGATAAGGCTACCTTACAAGGTACTCGTGGTCTTTATCCAATGCTTGCCGACATCAATGCAACTAGTGGTTATGGTTCAAATGTTGCTACCAAAGTTACAGGTGAAACTGGAGAGGGCAGCTATGAATTGGCAGTCCGTGCCGTTGGCGCCGTCAAGGACGAGAAAAACGCCGGTAAAATCTTGGTTGTACCAACTGGATTTACTACTGAACTTAAATTAGCTAAAGGTTCTGACGGACACTTGATGTTCCCAGCAGGTTCTAACTTTGCTAATTTACTTGACGTAAAGCAGATCTTTGAAATTGACGAACTTGTCGGTAAAGATGTCAAAGCTATTGCATACGCCAACCAAAGCTACGTTTTAATTGGTGAACCTACTGCAACCGTACGTACTGATTTTGATACCAATAAAAACCAAGACGTCATGCTTACTGAGCGTTATGTCGGTGGTTCCGCACAAGGCTACAAGACTGTTGCTGGCGCATTTGCACACGCTTAATCAACTAAACTAAGGAAGAAAGGACGATCAGATGAATAATTACCAACCTGTGCTATCACAAGATGAAGTAGTTGCTCTGCTTGGTCGTCCTCTTTCTGAGGTTGAAATTAAGAACTTTAATATTTACTTTGAAATCGCTGACTTAAAACTAAAGGATCTACTTTGCTTATCTAACCTTCCAAATCCAATTCCTGCCGACCTTAAAATGCTTCTAGCTAAAATGTTTGGCAGTATTAAAGCGACACAGGATTTTGAACATAATAATGGAGTGGAATCAAAACGAGTAGAAGATTTTTCTATCAACTATACAGCTGACAAGAAAAGTCCGATGAGTTTGGTTTTATCTAATGAAAGTGCAACGCTATTAAAGTACAGCCAATGTTCGAGCGGTATTATGCACGGAAAGACGATGTTATGACCGTGTTTGATATGTTTGTTGAGGTACTCTTTGAATATCTAACGATTAGCCGAGGTGAAGTATATGGCAACCGAATCACCGGTCAAAAAACTCTCCGAGGTATCGTTAAGATTAAAGAAGGCATGATTTCGCAAGGCAATCAAGAAATACGGAAATCCAACAACACCGTCCATGTACATCCAGAGGACTTTGTCGGTCTAACTTGTGAGCAAATTATCGGCAACGGTATTCGCTATAACAATACTGATTATTCGATTACTGGTGTAACTGAAGGGCGTAATTTCGATACTAATGAAATCGAACACTTAACCTTAACGCTTGAAAGGGCTGAATATGCCGGTGATAATTAGAACCAACACGAAGCTTTTCGAGCGAGCCGAGCGAGAGAACTGGAGAAATGGTTTGCATGCTATGGGCGATAGAATCCTGATGGATGCTATTGCATTAGCCCCAGAATTAAACGGTGAACTAAAAAGCGATGGACGAGTCGAAGTTATATCAGATTCCGAAGTACATATTAAGTTTGGAGACGCTAGAGTGCCATATGCCAGACGTCGACACTTTGAGAATAAGAAAAATCCTCATACTAAGTATTATCTAAAGAAAGCTGGAGATAATGTTGTTACTAAGCTTGGCTTCAAGGAGTTTCTGAAATGATTGTATTGTCATTACTTAAATTCCTCGAAGATAACGGTCTAGGTAAAATCGATCAGGATTTATTCTGGGAAAAAATTGGCTTAGGCAAAAATGGCATTTATATTGCCAGCGTCGGAGCGTCTCAAGATAGAGGTATGCGTAATCGCCAAGACTACATTATCTATTCCAGAGGTAAAACCGACATCGAAAGCTATCAAAAGCTCGAAAAAATAAGAAAGTTCCTAAATAACTCATACGATATCTGTACACTCCCACCTGTACCGCCAGTGTTTAGCCGGGAGTATCATAATGTAACTATTATGCCACCATCATCCATTACTAATGTAGGATTAGATACTAATGGACGAATGGTCTGGTCGTTTACTGGCACGATCTATTACTAATAACCATAAAGGAGAATATATATGGACGAAACACTCATGGCTGGTAAATGGGAAATGAGCATTGGAAATACCCTTATTCCAGCAAAATGTCTTGGCGATATTACGCCAAACTACGCTGAAGGCACAGTAGAGGCAAAAACTCAGGCTGGCACCCGTAAGCAACCATCAGGTAAAGCAGAAACAGCAGAATTAACTTTTACCGTTTATTTGCCAAACTTGGATTACCTAAAAGTCTTATGGGCAGATGCCTATCAAAAACCTACTGCGGAAGCTCAAAAAACTGGTGCAATCGTATTTGGTAGCAATAACTGTAGTATGCGTAAAGCATTACCTGTCAATATCCATCCAGTCTGCGAAAAAACTGACGATAATGATATCCACATTTTTGCAGGGCTTGTAAATATGTCATTTAATCCAACATTATCTACGACAGACGCAGTATCTATTGAAGCAACCCTACAAATGCAACCAACAGATAATGGTTATTTCCGTGTTGGCACTGGTGATTTAGCTAAGCCATCAAAATGGGATGTAACTGCGCAGAAGACTATTCCAGTTACTGAACGTTAATAAAGTCTTAATAACTAAAATAAGCTCTCAGTAGGAGCTTATTTTTATAGATGCCATTTATGTTTTTTGGAGAAGGTAAAGTAAATTACAGGAATATAGGCAAAAATACCACCAAATAAAAGCCACAAGATAATTGAATGCTCGATTGGATAAGTTTTTGGATTATTTTTCTTCTTTTCTCCGTTGTTTTTAATAACGGTCCATGCTCCAATGAATGTACCCATATCCATAGTACCTCAATTATAACATATTTTCAGAAAAGCACAAGTTTTTATTGCCACCCTGTATAAACCCATAATATTAAACATAAAAAGGATTTTAATTACAATGTCAGTATCTATTTCAACATCAGTATACACAAAACAAATCACTGCCGAGATTGACGGTGTAGAATTCAAGGTTACACCAATGTCTTCAGCTCAAACATTATCTTATGTCGATTTATGCGACGAACTAAAAGAAGCAAAAAGTACTAATGATCCAACGAGAGTCAAAGAAGCTATTAGAAACTTGAATGATATTCTTTTTAGCGTGTTTGATAAACCAGATGAAGCTCGCAAAGTGTTAGCAAAAGTGCCAATTGAAGGCGTTCTCGAGATTTATCAAAAGATTGTAGGCGAAAAACCTGATAATCAGGAGTAAATATGGCAAATCTGCTTGATTTAATGACTCCAGAAGACCGTGAAGCGGTGGAAGTAGCTTTTAAGAAGCGAATGTCTGGAGACAATACATTCCGCAAGGGTAAAGTATCTAGGGTAGCTTATTTACTTGCTGAACTCGGCATGCTTTATGGTTGGGAAGCGATCGTTGCGGCAAAACGTGGCTATATCGAAACTTTTGATGAGCATACAGGTAAAAAGCAGAAGATGCCATTATCAATGGAAGAGTTATCAGCCTTAGTGGATGCTGGGCAAAAGGTTAAACATAGTGATTATGTAAACTATGCAAGAATCGTTTGTGTCGGCACTGGCAGTGCTTTCAGTAAGAACCCTAACGAAACACTTCGTGATGGAATGAAACCATTTATTGATGGAGTAAACAAATAATGAGTACCAGCAGTACCGTAGTTGGCGAAATTGAATATCGAGTCAAAATTGATACTAAGGATTTTAAGTCCGAGATTTCTCATGTTGAAAAAACGATGAAGACTGAACTGGGTTCTGCTGGTGATAAAAGTGGTAAAGATTCAGGCGAAAAAGCTAGCCATGGCTTTGGAGAGAAGTTCAAAAACGGTCTAAAAAACATTGGTAATGGCTTTTTGGCTGGCATGGGCGGATTTATGGGGCAAAAACTCATGTCCGGTTTCCAGTCAGCGTTTTCTAGCCTCACGAATATCTTTAAGTCATCAATCTCTGCGTTTAGCGACTACGAACAACTTACTGGTGGCGTAGAAACTTTATTTAAGGATTCTCAAAATCAAGTATTCCAGTACGCAGACAATGCTTATAAAACTGCCGGACTTTCGGCTAACCAATACATGGAAACCGTAACTGGTTTCTCAGCTTCACTGCTTCAAGGCTTAAAAGGTGATACTGCCGCAGCAGCTAGATATGCAGACATGGCGGTAACAGATATGTCCGATAACGCCAATAAGATGGGTACTGATATGGGGTTAATTCAGACCGCTTACCAAGGTTTCGCCAAGCAAAACTACACTATGCTTGATAACCTTAAACTTGGCTATGGTGGCACAAAAACTGAGATGGAACGTTTGCTTAAAGATGCCGAAAAGCTACCACAGGCAATGGGTAAGAAATTTGATATCAGCAATTACCAAGATATCATTGAAGCGATCCATTTAGTTCAAGAAAATACCGGAATTGCTGGTACCACGCAAAAGGAAGCTGCCGAAACTATCAGCGGAAGCTTAGGAATGCTTAAGGGTGCGTGGAGCAACCTAGTGATTGGACTTGCTGATGATACTCAAGACTTTGGTAAGTTGCTGAATAACGTTATTGAATCAGTCGAGGCTGTCGGCAAAAATCTATTACCAACAATTGAAGTTGCTTTAGGAGGTATGGTTCAACTTATTCAGGATGTCGCACCGCTTATCATTGCAGAAATCCCGAAACTAGTTAGTCAGCTATTGCCGCCAGTGCTTGAAGCAATAATCAGTATTGCAATGTCGATTATAGAGATATTACCAGGACTTATTGAGCAATTATTTAATGCCTTAGTAGAGGTTTTGCCTAAGCTAATAGATGCAATAGTTACTATTTTACCTAGTTTGATAGACGCTATCACTAATTTAGTTATTACTATCGTTACGAAGCTTACGGAACCAGCAACACTTACTATGTTACTAAACGGCGCAGTAAAACTATTTATGGCAATTATTGAAGCATTACCACAAATTCTTACTGCTTTAACTAATGCGTTGCCACAGATAATTACAAATATAATCGCGTTCTTAATTGATCCAAATACAATTGCACAATTATTATCAGCAGCAATAATTTTATTTATGGCGCTTGTGCGCGCAGTACCTATGATTTTTGGAGCATTGATTGCTACTTTAGGCGGTTTATTTGCAGAGGTCTGGAAACGGGTAAGCGAGATGTTCGGTCAAGGTGGCGAAAAGATTGGACAAGCGTTTTCTAACGCATTTAAGACTGCAATAAATAACATACTTGGAGTAGTAGAAAATACAGTTAATTTCTTTGTTGATATGATCAATGGAGTTATTGGGGTTATCAATGCTATTCCAGGTGTTAATCTCGGTAAGCTAGATAGGCTTAAAATTCCACGTTTAGCATCTGGTGGAATTGTGCCCGCCACGGCCGGGGGGGGAAAAAACACTGGCGGGGGGGGGGGGGGGGGGGCAA